CAGCTTACTTGACACTTTGTATGTAAAGTTGTATCCCCCCGATGTAAAGTCGTCAGATACCGCAGGGCTGGAGCTATAAACCCCCGACGTATGGTGTGTGTAACACACTAAGAAAGCCCGCCCCCCAGCAGCAGAGCAGGGTTCGAGCAGGCAAAAGAAAACCCGCACACCTTGCGGTGGCGGGCTGTGGTCAGAAGCTCATCAGGACGACGAGCAGGAAGTAGACGGCGGGTGCGCCTACGATCAGGCCGATGGCGATCTTGGTGTTGTCAGACATAGGATTCTCCAGTAGGGGAAAAAGAACCCGGAGCCTGTCACGCTCCGGGGGTCAACTTACGCCAGCTTGGTGACTGCGTTACGCTTCACAGCGCCGTCGCCACGCTTGGGGAGCAGCGCGATGTAGGGGTTACCGAACCGGTTTGCCAACATCACTGCTTCGGTGCCACCGTCAGCGATAAACAAGCTGTACTTGTTGATCGGGGACTTCAGCTTCTTGGAAAGCTCCATCAGCTTTGCGTGGCATTCGCCAGCGTTGTTGGCGGAAAACTTACCCTCAGCATCATCCTTCTTCAGAGCGATTTCGCCCTTGGTGTTCTTGACGATGGACACCGAACCCACAAAAGTCTTTGCAGACATAGCTATCTCCTAAGTGATGGCCCTCATCCGGTAGCGGAATGCAACCTTCAAACGAAGGCCATCAGGCAAGGGGACAGCTACGTGTTGTTAAAGAGCTTTGCTGTCTGTGCAGTCCGATCACTGCACCGACAAATTCAGACTGGCCGATCCTGCCGAAAGTGTCAAGTTAGCCGGTCTGCCGCAGGCAAAGCAACCCTACTGCCAGTAGGGTTATTGCTGGGCGCTGGGGCTTGGCGAGGCAGCGAGAGGGGCTGGGGGAGGGGGGTACATGGACTGGCGATTGCTGGCCCCCCCTATTTGTAGTAAACCTCACACTACACAACCCAAAAAATCCAACGTGTAAAGTTATACTACCCCTTGACACCCAAGTAACCCCACGTGCTATATTCCCCACATGGACAACCTCCCCCTCAATCACACCAAGTGGAATGACCGGCTGGCCTTCGACGTGGCGCTCACGCTTGAGGGCAGCGGAGAGACGCTCCAAGAAATCATCGGGCGGCATCGCATCACTGCCTCCGACATCCTCGCCTTCAACGCAGACCCCATCTTTCTCAAAAAGGTCGAGCACTACCGTGGTGAGGTGCGCGACAAGGGACTGACGTTCAAACTCAAAGCTCGCGCACAGGCTGAAGAACTCCTGACAACTTCGTGGTTATTGATCCACGATCCAGCCGTTTCCCCCGCAGTCAAGGCCGACCTGATCAAGTCCACCGTGAAGTGGGCTGGGCTGGAACCCAAGGACACAACCGTCACCGACGGTGGCACTGGTGGTGTGAAGATCACCATCAACCTTGGTGCTGACCCCAAAGACACCCGTACCATTGAAGCGACCACCACCGAGATCGAAGATGCAACTGCCATCGAACATTGAAGACCTGTTCACTCAGAATTTCAACGGCTTCCGCTCTGTGAAGGTGCGCACTGCCACGGAGGCCGTGGCCGTAGAGGGCGCACTCAAGCGGCAGGCCAAATCGTTCCAGACCAAGATCACGCGGAGCAAAAAGCACGGGCGTGAGTTTGTCATCTCGCTGGTGGGTGTGCAGTGATAGAGTTCTTCCAGTATGACGATGGGCTGATCCACGTGGTGCCTCTGAACGACTTGCGCGAGCATGTCACCCGGATTGATTGCTGGTGCCGCCCGACGCCGGATGTAGAGGAGCCGTTTGTCATCTTGCACCACTCACTCGATCAGCGCGAGAAGTACGAGTCAGGCGAACTCAAGGAGCACTGATGGCACTTGACATCAACTACACACCTCCGCCTACGGGCAAGAGGTTCATGGCCTCGGATGCCAAGATGCGCGTCCTCATGGGGCCGGTTGGCTCTGGCAAGTCCGTCACCTCCAGCTTCGAGATCGTGCGCAGGGCGTCCATGCAGCAGCCCAACGCTAACGGCATACGCAAGACTCGTGCGGCCATAGTGCGGGAGACGGCGCGGCAGTTGCAGGATACGACCATCAAGACGTTCCTCGACTGGTTCCCACCGGGGCAGTGCGGGCAGTACATGCGCACCACCAAGACCTACTTCTTCAAAGTGGGCGATGTGGAGTGCGAGATTATGTTCCGGGCGCTGGATGACGCCGATGACGTTGCCAACCTGAACTCGTTGGAGTTGTCGTTCGCGTGGTTCAACGAGTGCCGCGACATCCACCCCGACATCGTGGACGCCATGTCCAAACGTATTGGACGATATCCGTCGGCCAAGGACGGCGGGCCGACATGGCATGGCATGTGGGGCGATACCAACCCGCCGACGATGGACACGTGGTGGTACTACCAGATGGAGGGGCTTGACCCCAAAGATGGCGTCTCGCCCAACAACAACGGGTGGGATGTGTTCAAGCAGCCCTCGGGGCGCAGTCCCAGAGCGGAGAACGTGGAGAACCTGCCCGACGGCTACTACGACACGCAGGGTCGCAGCGAGGAGTACGTCAGGGTCTACATCGACGGGGAGTACGGGCTGTCCTCAGCCGGTATGCCGGTGTATAAGTACTTCCGGCCCGACTACCACATGGCGAAGGAGCGCATCCGGAGCATACTCAACGGCGTTCGGCCAGTGGTTGTCGGTATGGATTTAGGGTTAACCCCAGCAGCAGTAGTCGGTCAGCAAGACCCAAGGGGACGCGCACTGATACTTGACGAGGCTGTCTCGTTCGACATGGGCATCCAGCGGTTCGTTCGCACCATGCTCAAGCCGTTACTGTACGAGCGGTTTCCCGGTGCGCCAGTGCTCGTTGTTGTTGACCCAGCGGGCATCCAGCGGGCGCAGACCGACGAGCGCAGCGCAGTGGACATTATCAAGGCCGAGGGGATGCGGGTTATCCCTGCCAAGACCAACAACGTCTCGGCGCGGATCAACGCAGTGGATGAGTACCTCATGCGGCAGGTGGACGGCGACCCTGGCTTCCTGCTCGACCCCCGGTGTACGCAGCTTAAAGCGGCCATGATGGGCGGGTATAGGTATAAACCCCGAGGCGATGGCGACATCGACAAGAACAAACACTCGCACGTGGCCGAGGCGCTCCAGTACCTCATGCTCCATATCGCCTCAGCGGGCGAGGGGTCAGTGCTTTCGCAGCGCCGGGAGATCAAGTCGGTTGCTGCATCGGGGTGGACGTGATACACTGCGGTCACTGCTCCTCGCAGTTGTCACCTCCTCCCTTACAGTTAGGGTTAACCCCTAGAGAAATCTAGGGGTTTCTTTTTGGTTGACCACGTGTATACTTCATGGTAGAACCCTGCCATGCAGGTAAGGAGCGATCATGCAGTGCAGTCAAGCTAAACCGTTCACGATGACTTCTACCAACCCGAAGATGGGTGGCGCGGTCATCAAGTCTTACGAGAAGGGCGGTATGGTGACGAAGCCCAGGGAAACCGGCACTTACACTGCCGAGATGGGTCAGCCCCCGCAGAATCCTGACATGATGACTTCGCTGACGCCTGCCCAGCGCAAAGCTGCTGAGGCCCGCATGAAGGCCGAGCAGGGCAAGAAGAAGTAATATGGCCGGTCTGACATTCCTGCGCGTGGTCAACAACACCGAGCTTGCGAGGCAAGAACGGGAAGCCTCTGACCGGGCTTTGCAAGAGCGTCAGAACCAGCCTGTGATCCTTGGGCTGGCGGGCTACCTGCGTGAGTGCTGGGACGCCGCGCAGATGGCAAAGAAGCCCATCGAGCAGAAGATGTTGCAGGCGCTGCGTCAGCGCAACGGCGAGTACGACGCGAGCAAGCTACAACAGATTCGTGCGCAAGGTGGCTCCGAGATTTTCATGATGATCACGGAGGTCAAGTGCCGCGCTGCTGAGTCATGGCTGCGCGACATCCTGCTGGACAACGGCTCTCCACCGTGGAGTCTGGCCGCGACGCCCATCCCCGATCTTAGTCCTGCCCAGTCCAAGGAGGTTCAGGGTATCTTCGCTGAGAAGGTGCTCAAACTTGTTGACGAGTACGGCAAGGCTCCCAGTGTGGAGGAGATGCGCGAGATCAAGGAGATGGTGTCGCAGGACTACCGCTTCGACATTTTGCGGCAGGCGCAGCTTCGCGCCGACAAGATGACGATCAAGATTCAAGACCAGTTCGCGCAAGGCGGCTGGGAGGATGCGTTCAACGACTTCATCACCGATCTGGTCACCTACCCCTCAGCGTTCGTCAAAGGCCCGGTGGTGCGCCGCCAGAGGGCGCTCGGGTGGAAGACAGACGCGACAGGCCGCACCGTTGTCGAGCCTATCGAGCGCCTTGGTCCTGAGTACGAGCGGGTCGATCCGTTCTACATCTACCCCGAGCCGGGGATCAGCAACATCAACGATGGCTACCTGTTCGAGTACCACCCCCTGAGTCGGATGCAATTGTCTGATCTCATCGGTGTTCCGGGCTACGACGATGACGCCATCCGCAAGGTGCTGGAGATTGGCAACGGTCTGTCGTGGATCAACGAGGATGTGGAGCTTCAGAAGAACGAGGAGGAGCGCAAGTACTACAGCTACATGCGTCCGACCACTGAGTTCGA